GATAAAAAAAGCGCGCCGAGGTCGGGCGGGACGCGCGTCCACGGGCGCGCCACAATGAAGAAAAGGCTCCGGAGGGGCCGGAAAACGCTGCGAAAACGCAGCGTTTTTTGATGGACATGGACGGAGGTTTAGCGGATGAAGGAAGCAGATGCGAAGATCTTCGCCGAGATCGAGGAAAGACTGCCGGAGACGGCCAGGACATCCGGAAGGAAAACCGGCGGAGGATCGAAAAAGAACGCCGGCACGGCGAAGAAAAAGAAAAGCAGGGCGAAAGCGCGCAGCGGGAACGAGAAACTGACGCCGGCGGCGCTTTACCGGAAGATGATCGCCTTCGGAAAGATCTACCAGGTCGAGAAGGAGCAGGACTTCATTGAGGCCGCGCGGATCTACTCGGAGGAGGCGGGGCTGATCGACCAGATGCGGGACCGGATCGCGGAGGACGGCCTGACGGTGGAAAAGACCTACAGGACCGGGACCGTGGACGTGGCGCACCCGTTGCTGAGCGAGCTGCCGCGCCATGTGGAAAGCGCGAACAAATGCCTGACGACGATCGGGAACATGATCGGCGAGCGGGGCGCGCGGGTGGAGAAAGCCGCGCGGGACCTGGACGCTTTCCGGCTTCACTAAGTAACGGAGGGGTGGCCGGGGAGTGAAGACGGAGAACGCGATCACGGAATACTGGAACGAGATCCAGACGGGCGGCGTCAATGTCGGAAAATGGATCCGGCTGCTGTATGACGTGCTGATGCAGGGGATCAGCGAGAAGCGCTGGTTCTATGATGACCGGCTGGCGCAGAACGCCATTGGATTCATCGAGCGGTTCTGCCATCACTACAAGGGCGTGCTGGCACCCAGGCGGATCCGGCTGGACCTGTGGGAGAGGGCCGGAATCAGCGACATATTCGGCATTGTGGACGGCGAAGGGAAAAGGCAGTTTTCACAAGTGTTCTGGCCGGTCGGACGGAAGCAGGGAAAAACGCTGATCGCCGGAGGCATCGGGACGTATATGGGATATGCCGCCGGGGAGTACGGATCTGAAGTTTATTATCTTGCGCCAAAGCTGGAGCAAGCGGATCTCGCATACTCTGCGCTGGAGTTTAACGTCCACGCGGAGCCGGAACTGGACGCGATCACAAAGAGCACGAAATACCGCGGACTGGTGATCGGAGAAACAAACACGATCATCAGGAAGCTGGCGTTCACGAGTAAAAAATCAGACGGTTACAATCCGATGTTTTACTGCGCGGACGAAGTGGCGGCATGGCCGGGCGTGAACGGCCTGCGGCAGTGGGAAGTTATGGCATCCGGAACAGGCGCGCGGAGGGAACCGCTGGGGCTGGCGATTAGTTCAGGCGGATACGAAAACGACGGCCTGTACGACGAGCTGATGAAGCGGTCCACGGCGTTCCTGATGGGGAACAGCAGGGAGCAGCACATCCTGCCGCTGATCTATATGATCGACGATCCGGAAAAGTGGGATGACCTGACAGAGCTGAAGAAAAGCCTGCCGGGGCTGGGAATCAGCGTCAGCGAGGAGTTCATCCGGAAAGAAATCGATACAGCCCACGAAAGCCTGAGCAAAGAGATCGAGTTCAAGACAAAATACTGCAACCTGAAGCAGAACCTGTCCACCGCCTGGCTGAAGGCGGAGGACATCAGCAAAGCCTTCGGGTGGAAAAAGCCGATCGAGGAGCTGAAAAACAAGTACTGTGTGGCGGGACTGGACCTGTCGCAGACGACGGACCTGACCAGCGCGTGCATCGTGACGGAGATCGACGGCGTGCTGTGGGTGCATTCGCATTTCTGGCTGCCGAACAAGCGGCTGGAGGAGGCCACGCGGAGAGACAACATTCCCTATGAGATCTACATCAAGAAGGGGTTCCTTTCCCTGAGCGGCGAGGAGTTTATCAACAGCGACGACGTGCTGATGTGGTTCATCGACCTGGTGAAAACGCACAAGGTCTATCCGCTGATCATCGGGTACGACCGGTGGAGCGCGCAGGAGCTGGTGCAGAAGCTGGAAAAAAAGAGCTTTCACACGGACAGCGTGACGCAGGGCTGGAACCTGTCAGGCGTGGAGGACATTTTTGAAGGGATGCTGCGGGAAGGCAGGATCCGGGACATGGACGACAACGATCTGCTGAAGATTCATATGGCCGACGCGGCCCAGCAGATGGAGAGCAACGCGGAGCAGGCTCATCCGAGGAAGAAACTGGTCAAGATCAGCAAAAACGCGCACGTTGACGGCGTGGCGGCGCTGCTGGACGCGATGGCGATGAGACAATTCAAATGGGCAGAGATAGGAAAGCGCCTGACGAACGCAAGAGGGTGATAAACAGATGGGACTGATGGAAAAACTATTCGGGAAGAAGGAACAGCCGGCAATGGTGAAGGCGCAAAGGACCTTCCAGCTGCTGGACGGGTACACGCCGGCGTTCCATACCTGGAACGGGTCCATTTTTGAATCGGATCTGATCCGGGCGGCGCTGGACGCCCACGGAAGGCACGCGGCGAAGCTGAAGTTCAACATTGAAGGCAGCGCGAAGCCAAACCTTCAGAACCGGCTCGGAATCCAGCCGAACGACTACCAGACCTGGAGCCAGTTCCAGTACAGGACGGCCGTGATCCTCTACGCGAGGAACACGGCCTTTTTAGTGCCGACGCGCGGGGAGTACGGCGAGGCGAACGGTGTGACGGTAATCCTGCCGGACCGGTGGGAGCTGGTCGAGTACAACGGGACGCCGTATATCCGGTTCTGGCTGCCGAACAACAAGCGGCTCGCCTGCAGCCTGTATGAGGTCGGCATCCTGACAAGGTACCAGTACAAGAGCGACCTGTTCGGCGACAGCAATGACGCGATGAAGGCCACGCTGGACCTGATCGAGATGCAGCGGCAGGGCATCATTGAGGGCATCAAAAACAGCGCCACGTACCGCTGGAGCGCGCAGAGCGACAACTGGGCGACGGACGAGGACCTGGCCAGCGAGATGGAGCGGTTCAACAAGTTCACGTTCCAGAACAAGAAGACCAGCGGCGGCCTGGTGCTGTTCCCCAATACCTACACGAACGTGCAGCAGGTGAAGCAGGACGCGTACAAGGTGGATCCGGACCAGCAGAAGCTGATCAAGGACAACGTGTTCGACTACTTCGCGGTGAACGAGGACATCATCCAGAACAAGGCGTTCGGCGATCAGTGGCTGGCCTTCTATGAGGGCGCGGTCGAGTGGCTCGCGATCCAGCTGTCTGACGTCATGACGCGGATGTTCTTTAGCGAGCGGGAGCGGCAGTTCGGGAACCGGGTGTTCTTCACCAGCAACCGGCTGCAGTACATGAGCAACGCCGACAAGATGAACGCCATCAGCCAGATGGCGGACCGGGGACTGATGACCCGGAACGAGCTGCGGGAGATCCTGAACCTTTCCCCGCTGCCGGATCCGTACGGGAACCAGATCCCGGCCCGGGGCGAGTACTACGACATTACGAACCCGCCGGACGACAAGGCGGGGGACGAACCTGACGGAGGTGACACGGATGGACAATAAAGAAACAAGGTCCTTTGCGTTTGAGGTGAGGGCCGAACAGAACGAACAGCACGGCACATTCATCACCGGGACGCCGATCGTGTTCAACCAGGCGACGGACCTGGGATGGTGCGAGGAAACGATCAGCGAGCGGGCGCTTGAGGGTACGGACCTGAAGGACGTCCGCTTTTTGATTGGGCACAACACGGGCATGATCCCGCTGGCCCGCAGCCGGAACAACAACGAGAACAGCACCATGCAGATGACGGTCACGAACCGGGGCATGGAGATCCGCGTGGATCTTGACACAGAGAACAACGCGGAGGCGAGAGCGCTTTATTCCGCGGTGAAACGTGGGGATATTTCCGGAATGTCCTTCATGTTCATCGTTGATAAAGATTCGTGGGCGGACGCTGAGAGCGACTATCCGAAGCGCACGGTGGAGCACATCAGGACCGTGCTGGAGGTCAGCGCCGTAGCGTTCCCCGCATACCCGCAGACAGATCTGCAGGCAGCATCCCAGGACGGAGCGCTGGACAGCGCACGGGCCTCACTGGAGAGTGAGCGGAAGCGGCTGAAGGAAGAGCGGGAGGCCAGAGAGGCCGAAGCAGCTGAGCAGGAACGCCGGACGGCGGCTCTGGAACGGCTGAACAATCTGATTACGGAGGTGTCAGTACATGAATGAACTGACCGAACGCACCGTGGAAGAGCTGGAAAGCCGTCAGGCTGAGATCGCCGGCATGAGCACCGACGAAGCGACCACGGAAGAGCTCGAGGAGCGGGCAAACGAGCTGGAGGCCATCAAGGCCGAACTGGAAGCCCGCAAACAGGCCGCCGCTGAGGCGGAAGAAGCCCGGAAGGCCGTCGAGAACGGCGCCGGCGAGACCAAAGAAGAAATCAAACAGGAGGAAAAGAGAATGGAAGTTTCCGAAATCCGCAACAGCCCCGAATACCTGGAGGCTTATGCCAACTACATCCGCACCGGACATGACAACGAGTGCCGCACCGTGCTGCTGAGCAAGAACGCTCCCGCGAGCGGCCAGCTGCCCGTTCCGGACATGGTCGAGGCGACCATCAAGACCGCCTGGGACAAGAACGAGTTCCTGAACAAGATCAAGAAGACCTACTTCCGCGGCAACCTGCGCGTCCCTTTCGAACTGAGCGCGACCGGCGCCTGGAAGCACGTTGAAGGCACCACGGGTCTGACCGAGGAAGAAATCACCATCGGCATCGTGCAGCTGATCCCCGCCAACATCAAGAAGCTGGTCCGGGTGACGGACGAGTGCATCGCGATGGGCGGAGAGGAGTTCATCCGCTACATCTACGATGAAGTGACCTATCAGATCCTGAAGGAACTGGTGAAGGAAATCATCGACAAGATCGACGACGCCAGCACCAGCAACAGCTCTTCCGCCATCGGCATCCCGAAGGTGAAAGTAGCCCCCGGCGTCATGGTGCTTGCCAATGCCGCCACCAACCTGAGCGAGGAGGCCACGGACCTGTGCGTCGTGATGAACCGCCTGACCGAGGCGAAGTTCAACACCGCCTATGCGTCCGGCCAGTTCGCGATCGATCCCTTCGCGGGATTCACCAGGGTGTACTGCTCCGCTCTGCCGGCCTATGACGTCGCCAGCGAGAACGATATGTACGCCATCGTGGGCGACCTGAGCGCCGTTCAGGCGAACTATCCCGAAGGCGAAGGCCTGATCATCAAGTGGGACGACATGAGCGAAGCGCAGGACGACCTGGTGAAGGTTGTCGGCCGTCAGTATTCCGGCTTTGGCGTGACCGCTCCCGGCCGCCTGGTGAAGCTGACCAAGCCCGGATCCTGATGAAAGTCAGGATGATGAGGGACGCGAGACCTTTTGGCCGGACCGGGGACATCGTCGAGGTGTCCCCGTCCGGTTTTGATTATCTGACGTCCCTCGGAATCGCCGTGCCGGTGACGGAAGCCAGGGAGCGGGTGGAAGTCCCGGAAGTGCCTGAAACGATCAAAGCACCGGTGAAAACCGCGGCAAAAAAGACCAAATCTTCCGCAAAAAAGTGAATCATGCGGAACTGAAAGGAAGCAAGGAAGCATGAAACTGATGGTGGCTGTACCGACCATGTTCTTCGTGAATGTAAATTTCGCGCAGAGCATGGCGGACCTGTGTATCAAACTGACAAAGGACGGCGTGAATACAGACGTCCGGTATATGGAGGGGTCCATGATCTACGTATCACGGGACCGGCTCGCATACCGTGCGATTGAAGAGGGATTCACCCATGTCCTGTGGCTTGATTCCGATATGTCTTTCAGACCGCAGATCCTGGACGACCTGATGTGGTGCGGAAAGGATATGGTCTGCGGGGCGTTTGTGAGCAGGAAGCCGCCGTACAGCCCATGCGTCTATACTTCCATCGCAGATCCGGCCAACATGGAAAAGGTGAAGGACTTCGGAACGGAGCCTTTCCGGGTGGACGGATGCGGCATGGCCTGCGTGCTGACCAGCGTGAAGCTGCTGAAGGCAGTGTTCGACCGGTTCGACACCTGTTTCATGCCGACGGAGAAGATCAGAGGGGAAGACATCGCGTTTTGCGACCGTGTGAAGCAGCTGGGGTACGAGATCTGGTGCGAGCCGACGGTAAAGCCGGGGCACACCGCGCACATTGACGTTTATGCCGGAGGTGATCCGGAATGATCAGGGTGCTGATCGCCGCGCCGCTGCGGCAGGATCCGAAGATCTTCAGGGAATACCAGAAGGGGCTGGACAGCCTCATCATACCGGACGGCGTGAAGGCCGACCGGTTTTTTGTTGTGAACGACTGCCCGGAGGTGATTCCGGAGATCCGGAACGCCGAGTATGTCGAGATCAACAGCGACAACGTAACGATGTACCAGGACCATGTATGGACGGGTGAACTGGTGAGCGCCATGTCCACCTACAGGAACATGACAATCCGCAGAGCGCTGGAGGGCGGGTATGACTACCTGCTGAGCGTGGACACGGATCTGGTGCTGGAGGAGCACACGCTGGAGTACCTGCTGAAGGCGGACAAGGACTGCGTGGCCGGGCTGTTCTGGACGAACGGCTGGAGCAACGCGTGGATGTACGACCAATGCACGGGAAACCATCTTCCGGAATGGGACGAGCCGGGCCTGTACAGAGTGGGCGGGACCGGCGCGCTGTTCCTGATCAAGCGGAAGGTGCTGGAGGCGGGTGTGGACTACTCACCGATACCGAACCTAAAAAAGGTCATTTTCGGGGAAGACCGGTATTTCTGTATCCGGGCGGTCTGCAACGGGTTTGAAATCTGGGCGGACAACCACTGCCAGCCGGTACATCTTTACCAGAACAAGCACTATGACGACTACATTGGCGGGAGGATGAAACCATGTTTGCGGAAGTGAAGGACACGCTGCCGGTCAGCGGCGACGATTACGATGCCCAGATCATCCGGGAGATCAAAGCCTGCGCGCTGGACCTGACCACATCGGCAGAGATCCGGCTGCCGGGGACGATCTCCATCACGCGGACGGAAAGCCAGGGCGTGTGGACGGTGACGGACACCAGCACGCTCACGGATGAGCTGATCATCACGGCGATCTCCGTGTGGTGCAACATGAGGATCGGGAACCCGCCGAACTATGACAACCTACTGAAGGCATACGAAAGCCTGAAGGGCCAGCTGCGGCTGAGCAAGACCTATACACACTGGGGGGCGGATGAAGGATGAGGATGATGACCAGCTGCACGCTGATCTCCTTCAGCCCGGACGCCCACGAGGTCGGCACGGATCCGGTGGCGGTGCGCAGGAAGGTGAAGTGCCAGGAGCTGAGCCTGACGCAGGCGGACATCTACCAGGCGGGCGGCGAAGGGCTGAGCCCGGAAGCGAAGCTGCTGATCCCGTATGACCGGGACTACAAGGGCGAGCGCGCGCTGGAGTACAAGGGGGAACGCTGGAAAGTGATCCGGGAGGATCCGTACAAGGACTGGAACGGCGTGATCCTGAGCATCCGGCGCGACAAGGGCAACAGCGGAGACGCGACGGAGCCGCCGGCAACGGAGGCGCAGGAGGTGGGAAGCAATGCCGGATGAGTACACGGCGCTGGTGACGGCCCTGAAGGGGCTGACCCAGGGCGAAAGCCCGAACACCGTGAAGCTGCCGATGGCGGAGGATGAATGGAACACGCGGCCGGACACCGTGAGCTACGGGACGGTTCGGCTGGACTTCGAGGTAGACGCGCTGCACGGCGACAACGTCAAGCAGTACACAGCCTACGAGGGAAGCGTGGACCTGTACAGCCTGAAGCGCGACGGTGCGGGATGGGTGGCGCTGATCACGGCGGCGCTGACGGACCACTGCGAGGGATGCTGGAGCCTGAACAGCCACCAGTACGAACGGGAAACCGGGCTGTTTCACTGGGAGTGGGCGTTCCAGGTTGAGGAGTGAGTGACATGGCTTTTTCGATCCGGGTGGACGGGATGAATGAGCTGGTGCAGAAGATGCAGAAGCTCGGAGAGAATGCTGCGCATATTGCTGCGCAGGGCCTCTATGACGGGGCCGGTGTTGTTGCTGACAAGGTCAGCAGTGCGGTGCAGGGCATCGCGACGGAGCCGTTCAAATACGCAAAGAACGGACAAAAACGCAAACCATCACCGGAAGAAAAAGCCATTGTCATGAACGCCAGGCACGGTATCGCCAGATTCCGGAACACAGGCGTCAGCGTCGAGACGAGCGTGGGCCTGCAGAACGCGGGATACGCGCAGCTGGGCGGCAAGACGGTGCCGATCCCGAAGATCGCCAACGCGATCAACAGCGGGACGAGCTTCATGGACAAGCAGCCGTTCATGCGGAAGGCGACGTCCACGGCGAAGGCCGCGGCCCAGGCGGCGATCGAGAAGAAAATCACGGAAGAAATCGAAAAATACGAACTTTAACGGAGGGGAAACAAAATGGCGAATCCTAATGTGGGTATGATGTACCCGGTGTTCGCAAAGATCACCGCGCATACGGACGGAAGCCTGCCGACCTACGGCAACGGCGTCGTGATCCAGGAAGCGCGGAACGCGACGATCACCAAGACCTACAACGACAACCCGCTGTACGGCGACGACAGGATCGTGGACGATGACAACGGCCTGCAGGGCATGACCTGCTCCTTTGAGCCGACCGGACTGACCGACAGCGACCGGAAACTGCTGTTCGACGAGGATGAGGTTTCCGTGGGCGGGCTGACCTGCCAGGCGGAGAGCGACAACGAGACGCCATACGGCGGCTTCGGCTATGTCCGCAAGATGCGCGACAACGGCACGAAGAAGTTCGAAGCGTGGATCATCCTGAAGATCAAGTTCACGGAAGAGAGCCAGGCGACGGCGACGAAGGAAGGCTCCATCAGCTGGGGCACGCCCACGCTGAACGGCCGGGCCGCAGGGGTCTATATCGACTCCAGCGACAAGCTGAGGTTCCGGATCCACGAGACCTTCGACACGGCTGCCGCGGCGAAGAGCTGGATCAACTCGGTGCTGAACGTCAGCGCGACCACCTGACGGAAACACAAGGGGGCCGGAGCGATCCGGCTCCCTGATTTTTCACATAAGAAAGGAAGCAAGGAAGCATGGAAATCAAAATCGGAGGGCGGACGATTCCGCTTTTGTACACGACGTATGAGCTGATCGCGATCCAGGAGGAGATCGGCTGCACCGGGCACCAGCTGAAGGACGAGGTGTTCGGGATCCGGCTGGCGGACGAGGACGATCCGACCAGCGTGGTGTTCGACTGCGTGACACAGGCGAAGAAGACGAAGAACCTGGGGAAACTGCTCCGGATCCTGGGGAACGCGGGGCTGGAAGAGAAGGGCGAAGCGCCGGATCTGACGGACAAGTGGATCCTGAAGAACATTAAGCCGGGGATGATCATCGGGTACGCGCTGGCGGCGTATGAGGTGATCAACGAGGGAAACAAGTTCGAGCAGACGGCGCCGGCGGAGGAACAGGGGCCTGTGGATGAGGGCCTTGAGGAAGAAATAGCAAAAAAACAGCCAGGGAACTGACCTACCTGCGGGTGGTTTCCTACGGGCTGATTGCAGGGATGAGGCGGGACGAGATCGACCGGCGGCCGCCGGGCGAGATCCTGACCTTGTATATGTACAGGCGGAAATACGACCAAGAGACTGCAGTGAGGATGTGAGCGCATGGCTGTGAACGTGAAGATGGGGGTCGACCTGAGCGGATTCAAGAGCGGAATCCAGCAGGGCACGCAGATCCTGAAGGGCCTGAACTCCGAGATGAAGGCGGCGGAGGCTGAGTTCAAGGCGACCGGCAACGCTGAGCAGCTGATGGCGAACAAGACCAAGACGCTGAACAGCCAGATCCAGGTGCAGAAGGGCATCGTAGACCAGGCGAAGACCGCGCTGCAGCAGATGACGGACGCGGGCGTGGATCCGGCGGATAAGGCGTACCAGAGCATGTACGCAACGATGATGAAGGCGCAGGCCGGGATGTATGAGGCACAGGCGGCGCTGAACGGCCTGAACACGAGCGCGCAGGAAGCGGCGACCGGCGCGGACAAGCTGACCAGCAGCGTGAACGGGATCGGGAAGAAGATCAGCCTGGACCAGGTGATCAGCGGGATCGGGAGCATTACGGGCGCGCTGGAAACGGCTGCGTCAAAGGCCGTGCAGCTGGGCGAGCAGCTCTGGAACAGCATCATGGATTCAGCCGCCTGGAGCGATGACATCGGAACGCTTGCAGAAAAGCTGGGCCTGACGGTTGAACAGGTCCAGCAAATGCGCGTGATCGCTGCGGAGTTTGAGGCGCCGGTTGAAGAGATCGGAAAGACATGGAAAAAAGTCAAAATGAACATGACTTCCGACAGTGATGACGTGGCGAAAGCGTTCAACAAAGTCGGCGTGGCGACAAGGGAGCTTGTCGGAGACGAAGGCGAAGGCGTTTACAAATACCGCGATTACCTGGACGTGTTCTGGGAAACCGGCGAAGCGCTGATGAAAATGACGGACGAAGCGGAGCGCGAACGCCTGGCGCAGACTCTCCTCGGAAAAAGCTGGGACGAGATGACCACGCTGTTCAAAAAAGGCCGGAAGGCATACGAAGACGCAATGAACAGCGTGGAAACAGTCGATGATGAAACGATTGAAAACAATGCAGCACTGGCGGATTCAGTCGCTGCGCTGGAAGAACAATTCAATATATTCAAGGCGAGCGTGCTCGGAAACATTTCTCCCGAGCTGACAAAGGTCACAGAATCCTTCAGCGGCCTGCTGGGCGCAATCACGGAATATGCCAACTCTCCGGAAGGAAAGGAACTGCTGGGCAAAATCGGCGAAGCAGTCGGGAGCCTGATCGATGACATTTCAAACATCAACCCGCAGGAAGTTGTAAGCGGGTTTGTAAGCGTCGTCACCAGCCTTGTGGACGGGCTGCGATGGATCGTCGAGAACAAAGAAACGCTGAAGGGCGCTCTGATCGCAGTGGTGGGCGCATGGGGCGCGATGGAGATCGGCGGCAGCGTGCTGACACTTATAAAGCTTATTGACGGTCTAAAAAGCCTTGGACTGTTTGGCGGGAAAAGCGGCGGAGGAGAAGCATCGACGGCAGCGAGCGGAGGCTTCTGGACGGGCCTTGGGAACTTTGTCGCGACAAACGCACCAAAGGCGCAGATCTGGTCAAGCGCGAACGGCGGTGCGGTGTTTGACTGGCTTACGCATGACAGCCCATTCGCGACCATGTTCAACGGGATTGAGTCGCCTGCGGAATGGTTTGAACGCCAGAAGTCAGAGTTCGAACAGAGAAAAGAATCCTTTGCGAGCGACTGGGAAGAAAACGAGATCTATAAATTCTTCAAAAAAGGCGCTGAGAACTCACAGCTGGCTTCGGACTGGACATTCGGAGATGAATATTCAGCGGAAGAGCTGATGAACCTGATCGCAGAAAAAACAGAAGAGGCCGGAAACGGGGACGGCGTTCCGATCAAAGTAGATCCGCAGCCGCCGGGAGACACGCCGGGAAAAATCAAGGAAGAGGTCGGCGTGGTCAGCCTGGACGCGCAGCTGGTAGTGACGGGAATCACCGCGGGCGGAACAATGAGCCTGACTGTTGGCGGAATGCCGAGCGGTGGAGGCGGAGGCGGATTAGTCCGGTCGATGCTGGGATATGCAAACGGCCTGCCGTATGTGCCGAGCGACGGCCTGTACAGGCTGCACAGGGGTGAGCGCGTGACGCCCGCCAGGGAAGCCGGCAGGAGCTTCAGCAGCAACCTGTACGTGGAGAACATGAACATGAGCGGCGGGCTGAGCGCGGACGCGCTGGCGGCATCGATCGCGGCGAGGAACCAGCGGATGATGTCTGGATATGGATCGTAATGAGGTGACGACATGGGTCAGAGCTATTTTATCTGGAAGAATGTGGACTGCCGGGCGATGGGCGTGAGGCTGTCCGCGCCGGCGGCGATCATCCGCCCGGAGGAAAGGGTGGATCACATCACGATCCCGGGGCGGAGCGGCGACCTGACGATGCTGGAAGGCGAAAACATCTATAACAGCTACATCCAGACGGTGACGATCATGGCCCACGGCGCCGCGCGGATCCGGCAGATCTACGACTGGCTGCGGGGATCCGGATACGTGACCTTCAGCGGCGAGCCGGACAAGAAACAGCCGGCGCGGATCATCGGCGCGGTCACGCTGAGCCGGCACAGCTACAACCTGGACTGGTGGGAGGGCGAGGTGCAGTTCTACTGCCAGCCGCTGAAGGAAAAGCTGTTTGACGACATCGTGACGCTGACAGCTGCCGGCACGGTCCGGAACAGCGGGGACGTGGCCAGCAGGCCGCTGATCAAAGCAACGGCGAACAGCACCAGCATGACCATCACCTGCGGAAGCAGGACGCTGACGCTGACGGACATAACCAGCGGTAGCGTGTACCAGATCGACTGCGACGCGATGGAGGTGCTCAGCGCGGACGGGACGACGATCCTGACGGACAAGAGCAGCGGGGACTTCCCGAAACTGGAGCCGGGCGCGAACACGGTCGGCGGCAGCGGGTGGAGCAAGCTGGAGATCAGCAGAAGGGAGCGGTTCCTGTGATCTGCGTTTACAACACGATCGGGCAGAGGGAACTGTCCGCGAAAATCCAGCTTGAGTATTTTCAGCTGGGAAACGTGAAACTGCTGAACAGGCCGCAGGTGAGCGGACAGACGCTGATTGACGCGGGATGGACAGACGCCGGAACAGGGACGGCAACCGTTTATTCCACATACTACACAGCCGGGAGTGAAGGCGTTTCCTGGAACCATGACGTGATCATTCACCTGACGCCGATCAAGGCAAACGGAAGCGTGCTGACACCGTCACAACTGGACTCATATGTGGACTACCTGCTGACGGGAACGACCATCGCAAGCATCACGAGCGCGGACAATGCAGGAGAAAAGCTGCTGCTGTACACGCAGGAAGTGACAGGCGGATGGGACGCGGCGGAAGAAGACGCGGAAGTCTATGACGACCTGCTGCACAGAATGCAGGCCGTCTACTACCTGGAAGACTATGACGAGTTTCCGACGATCGACGAGCTGAGGGAGTTCAACAGCGACATCAGTTTCTATCCTTCCTTTGACGGAAACGGCGACGCGGTGCTGATGCCGACCAGCGGGACGGTAAAGATGATCGCCGGAGGAGATTACAGCTTCACGATGGAGCACCCGATCGACCCGTGGGGAAAATGGAAGTTCCTGAAAGAAGAAGCAATCGTAAAACTGCCGGTACCAAAAGAAACGATTGAAAACAGCTTTTCCGGTTTGGACGCGGACGTCTACAAGACGAACCAGGAGGCGGAGCTACGGGACGATACCAGCGAGCCGGAGACGATCACCTACCAGACCTGGAGCATTACGGCGAATTACAGCGTCGGGGCAAAGGTCACGTTTGCCGGGAGAAACTTCCAGTGCACCTACTGGGACGATGCCGATTATCTTCACAAGCACCAGGCGCCGACCAACAGCAAAACGGACAAATGGTGGAAGGAAATCGCCCGGAAGACGAACGGCGCGACGGTGCTGGTGACGCTAACAAGCGGATCCGAGCTGTACTTTGTGGAAGACGTGGACGGTACCTGGTACAAGATGAGCACCTACTACGGGGTGCAGGGGTTCATCAAAAAAAGCAAACTAACCTACGACCACCACAGCAGCCAGACGGAGAACCAACCGAGGACAATCACGGAGCAGCTGTTCCGGATCCGCGAGGTGAGCATAGACCGGGACAACGGCAAGGTTAGTGTGAGCGGGAAGCACGTCAGCTATGACCTGAACGGCAATCTGATCAAAGATCTTTCAATCAGCCAGGCCAGCGCGGCGATGGCAATCAGCCGGGTGATGGAGAACCTGACTTCCGAATACTGCGGGACGATCGCAACAAACATATCAGACGATGAAGATACAACATTCAGCGGAACGTTTAAGATGAAGAACGGGATGCACTGCCTGATCGACCCGGATGCCGGGATCGTGCCGACGTTCAACGCGAAATTCACGCGGGACAACTGGGACCTTTTTGTGATGGAAAACACGGAAACGGACCGGGGTCTGCATATCCGCTACGGGGCGAACGTGAACGGCATCACCTGGAAGCGGAAGACGGACAGCCTGGTGACGCGGGTGATCCCGAAGGCGAAGAAAGAGGACGGCAGCGACCTGTTCCTGCCGGAGGGATGGGTCGATTCTGAGCACGTCGCTGAATATTCCGTCATCTATATGGAATATCTAAGCGTGAACGGTCAGGTGGGCAAAGACGACGGCACAAATAGCGATACAGTGTGGACCGAGGAAGCGCTGCTGGACGAAATGCGGCAGAAGGCCCTGGACCGGTACGAGGTCGACAAGGCGGACGTGCCGGTGACGGAGATCACGGTGCAGTTTGAGCCGCTGGAGCGGTCGGAGGAATTCAGACACCTGCGCGGGCTGAGAACGGTGAACCTGTACGACAAGGTGCACGTCGAGGATCCGGAGATCGGATTGGAGGCGGAGGTACAGGTTTCAGAGATCGAATACAACATTATCCTGAAGAAAATAAGCGGGCTGAAGCTGAGCAACGTCACCAGCAGCGTCACGCGGACGGTGACGGGCTACAACATCACCAACGGCAGCATCGGCAGCGAGAAGCTGAAGGACGACGTGCTGAACACCACACTGGACACGGCGGCGGACAACTCAGCGGCGATTGTGGAAGATATCGACGTGCCGATTGTGGACGCACTGGACAGCACAAGCACCACAGCAGCGCTGAGCGCGAAACAGGGCAAGGTGCTGAAGGGCCTGATCGACGGGATCAGCGGGATCACGGTGGTAGACGCGCTGAACAGCACCAGCACGACGGACGCATTGAGCGCGAAACAGGGCAAAGTGCTGAAAGATATGTTCGGCGGCGTTTCGTTTGTCGAGTTTGACATGAGCGCAAACAGCAGCAAGACCGTCACATTCGCAAACAACACACGAACTATCATGTTCACATCAGGCCCTAACGCGAACAGGTTCGGCGTATACGGAGTTACAGCAGGATCAATAGAAACGCTGTACACGAAAGCAATATCAGCATCAGATTCTGTAACGCTGACAACGGCACAGCGATCACTCACAATCGCAACAACAGGAGCGCTTACTGTGTGCTTCCTGATCATGGCAGGCTCAATCACGACTTAACGAAAACGGGGTGAAAGGTATGGCGCACTACAAAACAGATATTATCGACATCAACCTGAACACGGGAAACATTCACAGGAGCTTCCTGAGCCATGCGATCGGACAGAAGGATGACGACGCGGACCGGTTCGGCATCCGCGCATACCGGGACGGCGTGCCGGTGGATCTGAGCGGGGCCAGCTGCCACGCGTGGTTTACGAACAGCCAGGGGACGACAATCGCGCTGACCAGCTATGGAACCGTCAGCGGGAACGAAGCATACGTCACGCTGCCGCAGGCGTGCTATGACTACGACGGGCAGTTCACGCTGGCGATCAAGATCGTCGGCGGAGGAGTATCCTCCACGGTTCGGATCGTGGACGGCGTGGTTGACAATATCAATGTAGGCGGAGCTGTCACGCCGACGGGCGCGGTGCCGACATACTCCGAGATCCTGAGCCAGTACGACGCGATGGTCGCGGCAACAGCAGCGGCAAATACGGCGATCGCTGAACCGTTTGACGCGGAGGAAGAATACCCTGCAGGGAAATACGTAATCAATGACGGGGCGTTATATCTCCTGCCGGAAGGACATGAAGAGGATGTCACATGGGCAAACACGATCAAAACAGCGGTCAAAATCGGTGATCAGACGGCAGAACTGAAAGAAGCGCTTGACACAACATCCCGGAAAAAAATCGCGCTTGCTTTTGAAAGCGGAACGATCACATCATCCGGAAACACATCAGACTCATCGAGCAGAATAAGGCTGAAGAGCAACGTGATGATTCCGATGCCGAAGATTTCCGTCGGAGATTACTTCTACGTTGATCCTGTATTTCAGGGAAAGGTATACACATATTCCGCATCGACAATCAGGTCTGATAAATACATCGGCGAGGCGGTTAACTGGACAAACGGAATTATAAGGATTCCGGATGAAAATGCCGGACAGTATGCGCTGATCCTGCTGCGGAAAACAAACGACACATCGGCAGATATATCGGACTATGTCAGCACAATGGATCAATATGTGAAATATTATTCTTATGCTGATATTAAAATTGATCTTCGGGACATTGGCGAACAGTTTGACGGAAACTGGTCAAATCTTTTCAAAATAAGGGACAGCGCATTCAAAGTTAACGGCGTGGACTTCACGATCGAAAACGGGGTTATCACGGTAAACGGTACGGCATCATCAGCAGCAAATCTGAACCTGTATATGGATGATTCTGCGCTGCCTGCATGGTGTGAACCAGGGAAAAAATATTATGTCCATTATTCAGCAGACCAGAAGTGCTACTTGAGGATCTACCCGTATTCAAACGGTTCATCCGGCCCGATCCTGGTCGGGACGCTCACGGATGCATCTTTCGTGGCTCCGGAAACCGGTGGCCTGCTGATCCGTTTGTCCATTGCAACAGGGGTGACAATAACAAACCTGAAAGTATCGCCGCAGATTTCAGACACAAAAACAAATCAGGAAATATTGTCCATGCTCCTGGAAGGGGATCGGATGCTTCCGTTCCCGGCAGACATTCCGTATACCGCGCTGGAGTACCATGCGCTATGGGATGATCTTGTAACTGCCGGAATCGTCACAAGAAGCGATCCGACCTATATGTCGTTTGATACTTCTCATGAGTATCCGCTGTATACGTACAGGATCAACGCGAACCAGGTTTATATCGCACCGGGAGGCACCTCAAATTATGACAAGCAGAACACGGACGGATCTTCTCCGCCTTACACGCGCAAAAAGATCCTGATCGTGTCAGGGATTCACGGATCGGAACGCGCTACCCCGGTGATCCTGTACGGCCTCATCAGTAAACTCTGGACGGAATGCGAATATGCAAATCTGTTTACGGATTATGAATGGACAATCGTTCCGCTGGCGAATCCGTGGGGCTTTGCTCATTCGTTCGTAAAGAACGGAAGCATAGTATATCACGGCGGAGCATGGTACCCGACGCAGGATTACGTTATCGAAGAAAACAACAGCACGAACAAGTTCAACGGCGGAATCCGGCAGAATAAGGACGGAATAGACATCAACCGCGATTTTTCAGATGTGGCATATACATCCGGCGGCACTTCGCTGGGGTTTGTTACTGAAGAAGCGCAGTATCTGCGCAGCGTATACCTTTCCGATGTGTTTGATCTGTCCCTGGATATGCACCAGCATTACAACGAAGACGATTCCATCTGCGGATACGCGTCACCGTCGCAGGCGGTCACGGGTGATATGCTCACAAAAATGCGCATGGCGATCAACTGCGCCGGGTTTGATACGGATGTGGCTGCGAGATTGTCGAGCAACAAGACAGCATATTATCAGACATCCTACATCTGGAACGGAACGAACAACTGCACGTTCAACAATTACGTTGCCGGGTACAGCCATGACGGGATCGGAAACACATCCCATGCTGATCATCCTGTCCAGGTTCCAGCGGTCGGTGAGAGCGGCGCACGGTGCTCGTATTATTCGGGCGTGAACACTTCATTCAACAGCGTCGCAAACGCATTCGGAATGACTTATTTCTGGAACCTGCTGCAGAAACTTGTCAATCTATTGGAGTAAGACAACACATTTTGAAAAGAACATGGAGGGGCAGATGAGCGTACTGGGGTGGATTGTGATCGGCGTGCTGGGGCTGATCGGTTTAAACGTGATTGTGTTCGGACTGCTGGCGGTGAACGACATACTGGAGAGGAGGAAAGAACGTGGCAGAGATCAGCACACAGGCACTGATTGACAAATTCAAACATGCGCTGGCGGACCAGTGGGGTTACATCTGGGGAACCGCGGGCGAGAAGTGGACGGCGGCAAAACAGGCGGCGCTGGAAAAAACAACAGACGCGCAGCGGGCGAACAGCCGGAAATACGGATCCAAGTGGATCGGGCACATGGTCGCGGACTGCAGCGGACTTTTCTCCTGGGCGTTCAAGCAGCTGGGCGGGTACATGTACCACGGAAGCGATACGATGTACAGGAAATACTGCACGGATCACGGACAGCTCAGCAAGGGCAAGCGGGCGGACGGAAAGACGCTGAAAGCCGGAACGGCGGTGTTTGTATGGAACGGAGAAAAGTACAGCCACGTCGGCCTGTTCGTCGGGAACAACCAGGTGATTGAGGCAATGGGAGCGCAGAACGGCGTGACGACGTCGAAACTGACGGCGACGAAATGGACCTACTGGGGCGAACTGAAGGGCGTGGACTACTCCGGCGCACAGCCGGAACCGGATCCTGGACCGGAGGACAAGCCGACGATCAAGCGCGGCAGCAAAGGGCCGTACGTGGTGGAGTGCCAGGAAGACCTGATCAAGCTGGGATACAATGTCGGGAAGAGCGGCGCGGACGGGATCTTCGGCGCGAACACGGAGAAGGCCGTGAAAGCCTTCCAGAAGGACCACGACGGCCCGGACGGGAAGGCGCTGAAGGTGGACGGCATTGTGGGACAGGCGACCTGGTGGGCGCTGAATAACGCGATCACGCCTGGGCCGACGCCGGTGAAAACCTACACAGTAACGATACCGAAACTGACCTATAAGCAGGCGGAGGAGTTGTGCAGGGAATGGAACGGGGCGACGATGAAGGAAGAATAGACCGGGAGATCAGGTTCTGCCTGGTTTATGAGGAAAATCACAGCTGCATGGGCGCCGGAGGGCAGAAGCTGCGGAGCGTCTGCCTCTGGTGCCCGAACTTTATGAGACAAGCAAAGGAAACGGAGGGCGATCAAAATGGAAACGACGGACATCGGGGCGGCACTGGCACGGCAGGAGGAGCAGATTAAAGGGCTGGCCCGGCGGATGGACAACCTGGAGAAACTGACGGAGTCAGTGAACACGCTGGCAAAGAGCGTGGAACGGCTGACGGTCCAGCAGAAGGTGAACGACACAGAGATCGAGGCGCTGACGGGCAAGGTGAACGAACTGGAAGAGAAACCGGCGAAGCGCTGGGAGACAGTCGTCGCGGCGATCATATCCGCGCTGATCGGCGCCGGGATCGCCCTGCTGGTCAAATAAGGCAAGGGTGCCTATCGGCTGTATGGAAAACGTAAACAAAACTGACCGGAGAAAGAGAGGAGAGAAAACCATGAAACTGTCCAA